TTGAGCAATGCTACGTAACCAACTTGATGAACCTGCGTCCACCCAACAATAATTTTGCTTACTTCTACGAAGAGGCAAGCCGAAAGACTCCAACACGTGAGCTCCAGACCGGCATTGACCGCTTGCATTGTAAGATAAAAAGCCTAAAGCCAAATATCGTTATATGCCTTGGGGCTGAGCCTCTTCGAGCGGTCCTCGGACGTCGAGGAATCTCCACTTGGAGAGGCTCGGTTGGTAAACTGTATTCCTCAAAGGTGATAGCAACGTACCATCCGAGTGCTGTCCTGCGTGACATAAGCCTTCGACCCATCGTTGACATTGACCTTCGGAAGGCCCTTGAGCAAAGCAAAACAAGGAAGTTTGTCGATGTAAAGCCCAACATTATAATTGCTCCAAGTATAGATGACGTTGTACGGTTCAAGGATGAATTTTATGCTTATCACTCAAAAGATAAAACACGCATGTTATCCTTCGACATAGAGACGTATAACAAAATCGATGGACTTTCAGTCCGTTGCATCGCCTTGGCATTTGGGAGAGCACCAGAGACAATAAAGTCGATCTGCATACCTTTTACGAAAAAGTCTGAGGGTGGTTCTGGTTTTTCTATAAACAGGACTGTGGTAAGCGTCTTACCAGAGTCTCCTTCTGTAACGTCCTACTGGCCTCCGCATCTTGAAGTACGAGTTCTTTCCATCATAGCGGAGTTAATGAACGACAAGACAGTCCGTAAGACTGGTATTAACAGCATATCTTTTGACCAAGCGGTGCTTGAAAACGATCTGGGTATAACAGTACAAAATCACTTCCTTGACGCTCAGCACGCTCATCATTGTTGCTATATGGAGTTCCCAAAGTCTCTTGACTTTATGACTACAATTTATACGCCATATAACAACTATTGGACGCTTAAAGATACGTCTGTTGATCAAAGCGAATGGACTTATAACGCTATGGACGCAGCCTCGAGTCTCGTTTGTGCCCAGCGTGTTTTGAAAGAGATGGAGGCTCTTAAGGTAACAGACCTATATTTCAACCAAGTTCATCCCTTACTGTTTGCTCTTGCACGTGCAGAGGGAAGGGGCGTAATGATTGACTTGGAACTTCGTAACAAGATGCTGTCAGATACGATGGCAAATATAAAGAACCTGAAAGAGGCCTTTGCTGAGGCAATTGGTGAAGATATAAATATGAATTCACCAAAGCAACTAATAAGGGTTCTGTACGACAAGCTTGGACTACCACCACAACGAACAAGAAAGGGAACGGTTACGACCGATGAAAAAGCTCTTAAAAGGCTTGCTAAGAAGTACAAACAACGCAAAGAGCTCCAAATCTTGCTGCAGCACAGAAAACAACAAAAGCTCGCTTCGACCTACCTTAGCAGCAAATTGGATGCAGATAATATTATGCGTACAAGTTACAATGCCAGCTCTAAAACTGTCCGACAGACTGGCGGCAACCTTCAGAACATTCCAACTGATATGCGAAGATACATCGTTGCTCGAAAAGGAAGGGTCTTTATTAAGGGCGATTTATCTCAAGCTGACGCAAGAGTGGTTGCAGAGCTGCTCAAAAAAGTCGGATGGCCAAAGCTCTGGAAAAAGTATCAACAGAAAGACTTCGACATTCACTCTTGGGCAGCAGCCCCAATCTTTGGCTGCGAAGAAAGCCAAGTCACCAAAGAACAAAGAGCTGTCGGAAAGCTCTCAAACCACAGTGGGAATTACGGAGCAGGGCCGAGAGTCCTTGTTGACGAGTCCATCAAGAGAGGCGTCATCTATCAAGGCGTTCTTGGAATTAGCTATGAATTCTCAAAGAATGTGCTCGCAGCAAGGCACAAGCAACTTCCAGGGTTGAAGGTCTGGTGGAAGTCAATTGAAGCACAACTTGCAAAGACAAGGACGCTTGAAACATGCTTTGGTCGAAAGCGAATCTTCTTCGGTCGATTGGACGATGCAACTTTCCGAGGAGCCTATGGATTCATTCCACAAAGTACCGTTGCAGATGTAACGAACCAAATATTTTGGAAGCTTGACCAGTTGTTTGATAGGGATTGTTATCCACTTTTACAAGTTCATGATGAAGTCGTATCTGAGGTTCCAATAGAAAAGATAGACTACGCCATTGACCTGTATAAAAAGGTAGCCCTAATACCGCTTTGGATAAACGAAGACCCTCTTATAATACCAATTTCAATAACCGTTGGATACAATTGGAAGGAGACTATGAGCCGTGAAGAGTTTAGGACAAGGTACAATTGCTAAGGAAAAGACGGTAAACGTTCCGCTGACGAGAGACCAACTCAGGATAATAAAAACAGCACTACGCACAGAAGCATGTTATAACTGTGGGCGTCGAATAATTCCTCCAGGAGATCCAAACAGTGTTTTAGCTTTACGGAGACATCTTTTCAAAGTCACACCAAGATAGGAAAACCACAGATGAGAAGACTCAAGGAAGGCGTCATTTGGGAGATATGCCAATATTGCTCTCAAACTGAGATTCCAACGATATACGCCTTATGGTGTGGAATAGCCTGTGTTGGGGCAGCCCTTGGAAGACGTGTTCTTGTTGATCAAGGGCATTACGTCGTATATCCGAACACGTATATCGTCTTAGTGGCAGGCAGTGGTCGGTGTCGAAAGAGTACCGCTATTGCAGTTGCAGAGAAATTTATCAGGAGCATAAACCCACCAATAAACACCTTTTGTCAGAAGGCTTCACCAGAAGGTTTGATAAAGGCCATGCAAGGCTTTGACGTACAAGGTGAGTCAGTTGTGGAAGCAACGGCGGAAGGTATAATTATCATAGATGAGCTTTCAACTTTAATAGACAGGAACGCCTTTGCTACTGGAATGGCAACGCTCTTAACAACCATGTTTGATGCAAAGGACAGCTTCAAGTATTTCACGCGTGGAAGGGGAGAGGAAATTGTTCAGAACAGTTGCGTTTCGATCTTGGGCGGTTCGACCATCGAATGGATACGTGACGTTATACCAACTAACTCAATCGGTGGAGGCTTTACTGCAAGGTTTATATTTGTATACCAAGAACAACATGAGAAGCTCATCCTATGGACAAAGACCACTGAAGAAAACAAAGCACGAGAGAACGACATAAAGCACGACCTTAATCAAATCGCTCACATGTGTGGGGAATTTGCATTTGAGCAAGAGGCTAAGGACTTCTTGGAGGAAACATACAAAACCTTCAATGAGTCAAGTGAGCTTATAAAAAGCAAGTACCTTGACGGTTATGCCAACAGACGACACGCATTGCTCTTCAAGCTTTCCATGATAATATCAGCCTCTTTAAGCAGCAACCGATTGATTACTTTAAAGCACGCACAGACAGCAAACAGAATCCTTGCACGTGCCGAATTAGACATGCCCTTGATACTTCGTGCAATAGCTGCAGAAGGAACTGGCACTTTAACCGACGAAGTCCTGGCAACGATTCAAAGAAGAAAGACGATACCCCGCCGTGAGCTGATTTCCTTGATGCACCACAAGATACAAGCATACGAGCTTGACAGAGTCCTTGATACGCTTATACAGTCCGGACAGGTAAGTGTCCTGCATGAGAACCATATTCTAAAGTATACCTGTATAAAAGAGGAACGAAGGCCTGAGAAGAGCTTCACTGAGCAATTGTTGGACAGAAAAAAGGGCGTGGATGATTGACACGTTCAATAGCATCCACGCCAGGTTGAGAAAGAAGAAGGCAGCGTTACTCTTCAGCTTGCTTCCCAGTTGCATAACGCAAGAACTTTTCAGTTGAAGTTTGTAAGTCCCATGGGACGTACTCGTGCTCCTTCGTTTCTGAACCAAAAAGCATCTTCTGCCATTTTTGCCATTCCGTTCTGTCGTACCTTTTTTGCCTCCAAGCAACCTTAGACCTTATCAGTCTCCAGAAGTTGGTTGATTCAATATCATGCTGTGCCTCATAGATTGTAATATATGTGTCAATAATAGGAAGGAACGGCCCTACGTTGCGAGCAAAGTTGTCAGCGATCTTATCTGCAGCTTCAGGTGTGTACCCTTTACTTTTTATAACCTTGTCGGAGTATCCTATGACGTTCTGAAAGAAGTCAAGAAGCCTATTAGCACCAAGACTCATAGGTGTATATCCGAAAATAAGCTGCCGAAAGGAGTAATCCTCGTATTCGCGTTTGCCCATAATGATCCGTGAAAGCTCTTGTGAAGCACGTGAGCCTATGTACAATGCCACGATGGTAGTCAGCCCTCGATACGCACGTCGGTAGTTGTTGTTTTCCAGCCCCTTCACGATGGGCTTTATGCCATTGTAGTATAGCTGCTGCATAAAACCACGCCAGAATACAACGATTCCCATCCCAAGACGTCCACCTCTGGATTGCTCTATAAGAGACCGACCTGGAGTGGAGTACCGAAAATGGACATTTTCAGTTTTGTATCTTGCAAAGTCCCTTACGAATTGACGATATTCTCCAGCTGCAAGAAGGTTGTTCAACCGTTCTATCTGCCAAGTATGCAATGTATCAATCTTTAACCTTCCAACTAAACGATTCAGGTTTTTCGTACTTCTCCAACGAGCCAGCTCGTGATAGGCAGCATCATGAAAAATGGGATAACAAAAACGCCTGTTGGCTTCGTCAGTTCCACTGTAGACAATACTTCCAATCTTATCCAGTGCTCGAAGTACAGCAGGGTCTCCGTTAAGGTCTTTCATGATTGCACCTTCCTTTTGTAACATGAAAGACCTATGAAATTGCGACTTCTCAGAGACACTTGCCCATTCATTGGTAAAGTCCTCAGCCATCCAGGGGTTGCCTCCCTTTCGGTAAGCTTTGTCAAGATGACGAAGGAACGTTACAACAGATATTTGAGCTGGAGCCCAAAGGTTCTGGAATACTTGACGACCTGCGAAATGCAATGAATATGCCATGTTAAGCGGCAAGAACCTCCAGCTTTGTCTTGTAAACCAACCAACTGTTTTTGTAACCCAAGTTGCTTTTGCCGGTATTCCCAATAAGTTGTTTACAGTAAGATTCATACGCTCAAAGTCCGAATCGGTAGGATTTGCCCTTGCAAATAGTTTCCAGAATTTTTCAAGTTCATCCCCAAGGGCCTCATGCTTGTATATTTTTTCCAAATGCTGCAGGGCAGATTGTATAGCGGGTCGCTTAAGGACTTTGGCCTTTTTTTCACGTGCGTAAATTTCATTAAGGTCTACTACACCAGCCCGCACAGTTTCTGCTCTTTCAGAACGTGGCATATCTGGAGGAGTACGATTGGCCGTTTTAACAATAAGCCTGGAAAGGTCATGTTCTGACATAAAGTAATTAGCACGAGTTCCCCAGGTCTGTTCTCTTATCCAATTGTCGAAGTCACCAGCTTCTAAGTGTGTAACACCTTCTTCTAAGGCCTTCTTTGGAATGTTTCTTTTGGCTTTGTCTATTTCGTGTTCTATCAACGCACGTCGGATTCTTTCAGACTTTTTAAGTTTGCCCTTCTTACGCCTTAATGCCTCCAACTCTGCTATGTTTTCGTTGTAAATCTTGAAGTATCTCTTCCAAGACATCTTGCGGACTCTCCAGGCTGCATCGTCATAGAAAAGCTTGTGCAAGCGAACAGCGACTTTTTGTACAGCTGGGTCCATCTTCTTAAGCATTAGCTCCTTACGAATGGCGAACTCTTTAGGGGTCTCTCCAGGTGCTTGCTCTGTATACAGCCACTCGTTTAACCTGCCATCATATTGGTTCTTCCAGGCTCTTAGCCACTCTTTTTTTGAAACATCCTTCATCGTTCTCATAACGTCACGAGTGAGTTCAGCCGTTGTTCGCTGTGAGAGCCTCAACAGTTTTTCATAAGAACCAGCAATTGGTATGCCAGTCTTTACGTCTGCATCCATAAGAGCATAACGCATAGCGACAAAGGGGTTAAATCGAGCACGTCTCCACTTAGTAGGCTTCTTCATTGCCCATTTTTCAGAACGCTTTACATCCTTTGCTACGTTCTTAGTTATTTCCCTCAAGATGCGAATTTGCCTTCCTCGAAGCTGCTTGTCGAGAGACAGAGGCATGTCTTGACGTTCAAGTGCTATCTGAAGAACTCCGTCCATGTTCCCAGAGGCACTTCTAAGAATCTTTTCCTCATTTGGTTGTATTTCAAGAGCTTTCAACAACCGAGGAGCGGCCTTCTTAGGGTCAAGATAGTCTGCACGAAAGGCATCAAGGGCACTTAGGAAATGCTTCCCTTCAGCTTTGGTAAAATCCTTTACGGATTCTTTACCTGTTGTAGCCAACTTAAATCTCTTGTAATCCTCGTCAGACATATCCAGGGACTTTTTTACTTCATAAGCCTTCCTTGCAACAGAGGCAGAAATCTTGCTCTTTTTCTCAAAGGCCTCAAGGGAAGTACGCTCATGCAGTTCGGACTCAGCGATTATGTCACCTTCCCTTGTAGCCTTTTTAAGGTCTTTTATAGAGGCCTTTCTGTAATCGTCAATCTGAGTCTTAAAGGGCTTGACTACTTTCTTCTTTTGAAGTGTTCTACCTGCCTCAGTCGTTTTAACGCCAGCTTTCGGCTCTTGTAAGGCCCGCCCAGGTTCTTTCCCTTTGAGCTTACCACGAAGTATCCCGACTTTCGTTTTCTGATCACTTTTAATAACTCCTAACCTATCTGTAAAGTCCTTGAAGGCAGCTCTTCGAAGGTTCTCAGCTTCAGGGGTTAACTTGCTTTGACGGGCTTTGTACTCACGAAGAAAAGTGTCTATCTCCGGTTTCATCTTACCGACTACTTTTATCCTTGGAGGACATGCACCCCTTGCTGCTTGCTTCGCCGCGAGGCGTTCGCTGTAGGATTTAGAACCCTTAACAAGAAGTCCAGCGGTTCCACCTGCGATAATACCTCCAAGGCCCGCTCTTGGAGTTTCCTTTAAGGAAGAAGCAACAGCCTTCTTCAAAGCCTCGTAATGCTTCATCCCAGAGCGTACGTTGGCAGCATACTTCGATCGAGTGCCCTCTATTAGTTGGATAGAGCTTTGTATCCCACCTTGGGCAAGAGCTAATTTAGAAGTCTGGAACTTGCCACCTTGTAGGAACTTACCAACCTTTTTAAGTCCTGATTGAAATAGTACATACTCTGTGACTCCATCAGCAACGGCTCCAAGTGTACTTGCCAAGAATGACGCTCCGCCTTCCTTCTCTGAAACGTAGCCGGACGATGCCGACATGGTTACAAGAGCTAAAAGGGCACGATTGAGCCGGATAGAGTTTGTAGCTATTTTACCAGCTGTAGCCTCAGTGGCAGTACCACCAGACAACCAAGTCAAGACCAGTGGTAAAGCTATTGACACTGCAGGCTCACCAATTTCTGCCGTCCAATAAGCAACTGCTGACTTGTCACGTGAAGGGGGAGCTTCCCATCCAGTGCTTGCGTAATACTGCATCTTCTCTTGCCAGTCCCTGCCGTTCTTTGCCATCCACTTACCGACAGCCTGAAGCGACTGCCCAATGTTGGTTATGGTATCTTCATCTCCAGTAATCTCCGGAGCAAGTTCCAAATCCTGAAGTTTCTCTTCACCTTCTTCCCAAGCAGTCCCAAGCCAAGAAACGGCATCTCCAAGCCACTCACCAATACGCCCACCAAACCCTAAAATTCCTTCTTCTAAGACCCTTGTTGCCACCTTTGGAACCTCAGTGAAAAAGCCCTTTAAGTTTCTTTCTACGTCTGACCATCTAAGAGGCGTTGGGCGGCTGGCTTCAAGCTCTTGTTGCCTTTTGGCTGCAGCTAATTGTCCAACGGATTCCGAAAGGTTTTTTATAATATGAGCCTTTAGAGAGTAACCGGAAAAGGGCCTTGCTATGTCGGACACTGCACCTGCAACATCGTAGACGAACTCACTTGCACTCAACTTTGGTTCGGGTCTGGCCTTCCAGCTTAAAATCTCATCAGGGTCTTTCCCAAGCTCCTCTATCAACTCGTCACTTAGTTCATGGATGCCCTCAGCTGGTTCTGCAGGAGATGTCAGGCTTGGAGCCTCATAGTCTAAAGCCTCTGTCAAAGGAGCTTCCGTAAGCCATGCGTTAAGAAACTTAGAGTCCTTGCTCGGCAACGGTTGGTCTGTTTTTGGTTCAAGCAAGGGACTTGCCAAGGCCTCTTCCTGATAATGTGTACGGATTGAGTCTGTAAGGGCATCCCCCAGGTTCTGGAAGCCTAAGAGGTCAGAGGACTCCTCCTGTGCTAAGCGTTCTTCCCGTAAAGATCGAGCAACGGCAAGGTCTAAAGCATCAGGCTCTCTTGCTTGTTCTTTTAACGTCCTAACCATCTGCCAAGGTCCAAAGAGGTTCTTCCTAAGTTGCTTGTTCTCTGTTCGTCTTCATTAGTTATCCAGCCCTTATAGCGGCCAACGGTTATCAAATCTTCTCGTCTTTCACTTGGGACGGTTCCATCCTGCAGTCCTTGATAGAGCTTCAGCCATTGGTCTTTCGTTAGAGCTGCAAGTGAAGTGTTTTTGCCACCAGGTATCTTTATCTTTGTTCTTGAAAGCTGATCGTATTGTAAAAAGTTCTCAGCACGCTGACGTAGACGCCTGAATTGTTCAACTGGTACTTTGTTTCCGTCAGGCCCCGTGACGCTTCTAAGTTGTGCAATCATAGCGTTCCTCTTGAGCTCAGCATCTCGTCCTTCTCTTGTGTCGGGGAACCTTAGGCCGCTTAGGATTTTAGTCGTTTTGTCCGCATACTCTTCTCGTTGTCGTTGTATCAAGCGACTATCTGTAAACAGACTTCCACCCTCGTTGTAAATCTCCTGAACGGTCTTATTGCCAACAGCACCTGAACCATAAGCAGCATTTGCAAATGCAAGATTCTTAATGCTTGCATACTGCTTAGGGTCTAAGATGTCTGCACTTTCATTTGCGGCCTTGTTAAGAAAGTTTGCGTAGGTCTGAGCGTTCTTGCGAGCCTCTTGTTGCCGCCTGTGAAAGGCCTCAAATGCAGACATTGAGCTTGCCACAAAATTCTGTCGAGCCAAAGCTTCAACCCTTTGCCTTTCAACTTCAATTCTCTGCAACTCCAAGTCATTCTTTGCACGAGCATCAGCACTTAAGCTTGCATCACGCTTTTTCCTTCGTTCAAGTTCTTCTTCATTATAGGCCTTTTCGATCTCAAGAGCCTTCTTTGACAACTCCAGTTGGTCTTTCTTAAGTTTCATATCAGCAAGAGCACCCATGGCTGTTCCAAACTGTTCCAGCCCCTGACCAAGCTCCTGCATAAAACTTGGACGTTGTCTCTCATAGATGACCTGCCGTTGTGGTGGTCGTGCTACCGTAGCCATTGTTTTCCCTTTCTAAGAAACCTTGGAGAAAGTATCTTTTGTAACTTCCATGCTCTTTTAACCAAATATTCCACCAAATCCGCCACCGAGTCCAAATGTGCCAAGTCCGCCAAGAACCGAGCCAATACCACCAAGAAAGGAACCAAATCCACTACTTCTACCACTTCCCATTCTAATGGGTTCTTGCTGAGGGTACATAACGATATTCTCCATCGTTGGCTGCGTCGCATATCCTTGTCCCATCTGATACCAAGGACTTGCTTCTTGTGTAGTTCTGAGGAATTCATTCTGCAACCATTGTAATTGCGCTTGTTCTTGGCCCTGGACAACATTTCCAATATTCATGTATTGGTTGAATTCATCCATGGAAAGTGCAGAACCTAAAGGAATCGCTTGAAGTTGCCTGCCTAACGCCGCCTCACTTGACTGAAAACCAAAAGCACGCTCGTTTTCCATCATTCGAGACAGCTCAGGTGTTGCATAGGCTCCCATAAACTCTCCCTTACGCCTTGCCACTACATCAGCAGCTCTCGTAGAGTACAAGTTACCAGCAAATTCTTCTTGAATTCCTGGCGTAATTGCCGAGCTGTAGTAATTGGACAAGGGGTCAGCTATGTTTGTTCGCCATTCCTGTTGAACCCGCTCGTAATCAGGCTTGTATACTCCACTCATATTAAGTTGGGCCTTTATGGCATTTCCTATATCACCAGCATAAAGGTCTCTTGCTGCATTAAAGGCTTCCAGTCCTTGTTGAAACTGCTCTGGTAAAGCGGCAACACCACTAATGTCTTCCGGCATTGGAGTTGCAGTTTCTCCAATATGCTTTTCAATTTCCTTCGACACAGTGTCAAGCAGGCCTTGCTGACTACGTGTTATTGTAGGTTTGGAGACAATTTTTGGATATTGTGGATCAGCCATTTGATAAGTCCTTAATTTCCATACGTCTTTCTATCAGCCTTGTAATCTAAGGTTTGTGCAGTTAAAGTACCTCCTACTCCAACATTGCCAGAAAAGTGAACGTCACCTTCCAAAAGCTCCCGAAGTAACGTTTCAAGCTCTCGAAAGAAGCGTTTCTGCTCAGGGTTAAAACTGTCTGGGATGCGAGGAAATCGTATTGTAACTTCAGAGAGCTTAGCCACGGTCAACCCTTCTTGTAAACTTAATCATACCGCTTCGCCACTGAAAATCCCCATCTGAGTCTTGTGAGAATCTAAACCGTATTTGCCTTGAGACAACATCAAGCTCGAGTCTGTGTTCCGTCCAATCGTCGTTTAATACAATGGGACTGTCAGCAAGCTCTATCCAAGTATTGCCAAGGTCAGCACTGTACTCAACGGTTAACATACTTGGGTTGCTGCTTATACTGTCAGCACAGCAAGCATTGAACGCAAGCTCGGTCACTCGAAACCACTGTACTTGGGACCCCTGCAATGTGGTAAAGTCACCTGTTACAAAGTGACAAGCAATGTCCTGATCATAGTCGAGACCCGACACTTGATTCAACGTAAAGACGTTTGATTCGTCAGCAACTTCGTCATAACTCAGAAAAGCCGCAAGGGGATAACCAGCTTGCAAATACGCATCGTTGCATCGAAGCGTCGGATACTCGTCACAGGTATGACCCGCAAAATAGATGCCATCACAAGTATACTGTGTAACATTGTCCAGGACACTGAAGGAACAAACACTGTGGGCAAATCTTCCAAATTCCCAAACAGGAGTCTCATTTGTCGTATCAAAAGCATAATAAGACTGAGCGTAAGTATCATCATAATCACCCTTCCTGTCTGGAAAGAATACATATAGTTTATGCCGACCTGGGTCTGCCCCAAGAACAATCTTTTCACTCTGTGTAGAGTTGAGCCGCTCAAAGAACTCAAGCTCAATCAAGTCGCCAATAGCCTGAATGTCTGAACCACCATAATAACGATAAATCTTTTGGTCAGTGCCTACGAATATATGGTATAAAAAGGACTTCCAAATGGCCTTAGTTGCATACAAACCAACTCCGGTAAGATACGTACGAAAAGCAAACAAGAGCTCACCACCGACATAACGTTGGGTCGTGATACTATTATCGCTGTAGATAATCATATCAGACTTAAGCTCCAAAGCCCTAAGAATCTTACCAATTGAATCTGTTAAGAATACCTCACCAGAAGTGCCTGACGTCCAGTTATCTGTGTCACCTATATCAGCATTCCGAAGATTCTTCGTCCTTTGCACAGAGTTATCTAAAAAGTTGTAGATAAAGAGATGATCATAGTGCTGTGCCACTTCTTTAACAGCAGTAACTCCAGAAGGTAAGGTCATCTCTGCAAAGTACTCTCCAACGGCTCCGTCATACGAGACAAGTCCGTCGGTTGTGTTGTTACAGGCTACTAAGGCGGTTGCAGACTCCCAAGGGTAGGGGTCATTGCTGCCAGAAGCCTCACTGTCATGAGCTATTCCTGTTAACCAATGATCTTCGTCGTCACCAGTAAAGGCCTTTACAACTCTTATGTCATCAAGGTAAAGGTTGACTGGAGTTGAGTCTCCGTCAAGGTCTGTATCGTGGTTACAATAAAGGCCAATTGAAGAAACTGCCGTAAGGCCTGTAAACGTTCCTGAAACCTCAAAACGATACCAAGTATCGGCGGTCATAGCCGTTGTATTAGTAAACTCAACATAAGTACTCGTCTTGGCCCCATCAGAATCCTGACAAAGAACAAGCTCGATGCTGTCAGCAAGTACATCCTTATCACTGCGAACCCAAAACATCAAATGGGAATAACTGCTTAAGTCACCAAACGTGTCGTTTACGTAATCAAGCTTGTCACCATCTGACACGTCTGTGCTTATTGTAAGTTTCAAGCACTTAGAACCGACCTTGGGTGCAGGTGTGGAAACAGCCGTTCCTGTATTCCAACCAGTCTCACAGTCATGAAGCAACTTTGATACACTCTTAACCTGCCAAGTATCGTCACTTGAAACGTACTCATAGACAAAGAGGGTTGTAAAAGCCAAAAGATGCTTTGTCCCTGTACCATCATCGAACTGCACCAACGCAGAACCCTTCCCTGAAAGAGAATTTGCACCAAGCTTTGTATACCCAAGCCTCTTGTATATCCTAGATGTGGATACAATCATGTTCTTGATGTCAGGAGTATAAAGCCGATCTATAACTACAGCTTCATCCTTCTGATTTAAGCCCTTGACAGGTGGAGGTAATATGGCATATTCAGAAACAGGCACTCTTAGTTTCTCCAGTAAGCAATTACTTCAATATCTACACTGGAGTCATACGTAACTGATGCAATCTCAAAGACTCCTGCCACCAACGGAACCAATAAGTAAACCGTCTTGTTCGTATCAATGTAAGCCTGTGAGACACTGTTGTTTTGTGTTGTAGTTGGAATAGCGTCACTGGTTCCATCCTCACGCAACCGAAAGATGTCTGCAGTACCAACATTCGTCAGTCGTAGCAACACAATGGCGTTGTTAGCCCCAATAGCTGCTACTTGACTGCCTACATCTACATCTTGAAAAGTACCATGAGTTGTATTAACCCTCGACAACGATGTTCCTGGCATTCCAAAGATGCCCTTCGTGTCCGCATAGGCCTTGTCGACAATCGTACGATCGCCGTCACCGACCTCAGTTGCGGCTGCCACTACAGCACCATCAGCCAGACAAGCATGGTCGTTCGCATCGACTGTAATCATGTCTGCATTTCCATCGTCTGCTGCGTTTCTTCCTTGTAGGTAAGAAGTATTTGCAACGATCCCCTTAGTAAAAACAGGACTCACAGCCATTGTGGCAGTTCCGGTCAAGGTCGTTGCCCCTGTAACCTCAAGCGTCTTTTCAAGCGTAATTGCCTCAGCGAACGTTCTGGCCGACGCCAGCAAAGTGGCAATAATCTCAGTGGATACTGGAGTCCACGTAACAGGAGAGAAAGAAGTCAAGACGTAAACGGCGTTGTCAGGCGTACTATCCGTATCAACCCATATTCTACCAAGGTCAGCAGCCGTAAACGCCTCACCATCTGGCCGAGTAGATGGTTCAGCATCTTGACCATAAGACCCTGCATCATGCTCGTCATCAATTGCAGAATCTACTGCAGTCTTTACGTCACGTATATGTCCAGGTAACGAAGCAACTGTTACGTTATTTTCTGGTTTGTCCAAATCCCATGTTAAGGCCATCGTTCTACCTGCCTTTCAGCAGCTCCTTAATGTCATCAACCGTCGATCTTGTGTAGGAAACGTCACTTTGAATTCTAACAATAGCTTCAGCATTTTTGTGTATTGCTGCGTTTTGCTCACTCAAGTATTCCTGCATCTCAGAGCGAAGCTCTTTTTGCTCCATCGCAGTTTGATTTGCTTGTTGTAAGCTTAACTGAGCGTTTCTACTACTGGTCGCAATCACAAAGCCTAATCCAAAAACAGAAGTTAGCAAAAGAACAGTAAGGATAGTACCCTTCTGGAAGGCAGTTAGTTCTTTCCAAGTAACATTATTCTCTTGTTGCATTACAAATGACTCCTTAACAACCACGTTCCAGATACCACTGCCTGGACGGATATGTAATATTAGTAAATGGGTTCGTGTAACCTTGTGTCGTTATCGAGGCTCGAGTAGAGTTGAAGGGACCAAGGCTCATACTTTGCTCTTCAGCAGCTTCTCGCTGGTCTGCAAGAATGGCATCACCTAAAGAGCCTCCAATAAGACCCCTTCCTCGCTGGCTTATAGAACCTTCAGCCAACGTCAACCAAAAGTCAAAACTCTCTGTAAGTTCTAAGTTCAAAAACACATATGCCGTTACGTACTGTTCGATGTAAAGTTCCAAATTTGGCACAGGACAAACAGTTGAGTCTTCAGTAAATGTCAGCTCCTTTACTACTCGAAACCTTGCTGTTAAATCCGCCTGGACAGGCCGGTCAAAGTAAAGCTTTGAACCATAGTGCAAGCCGTTCTTGGGCCAACCCTTAAGGTTGTCTGCAGGCTCCAAGACCTTAGAATCCCACCACATGTGATTCCGCAGTGAAAGGTATCCGCTCTGGTCTGCACTGGAGTGAATGAGCCGAACACTAAGTATCTCTTTGACGGTAATTGTGTTACTGTCAAGGTCAGTCGTCGGAATATCCATACTAAGACTGTCCTCAGTAATAGGCTCATCAGACGATAAAACCTTCGACTCATGCCAAGTGTGCTTCATTTGAGCATATCGCAGGGCGTTGTTACAAAGAGAGTGCATTAAAGTCGACTGATCGTTTTTCCCTGTATGTAAGGCTACAATCGCTTCGATCTCTGAGCGTGTACGAGCCATCTAACTATTTCCAAAATGTAAGTAGTTAAGATATTACCTCAACAAAAACTGCATCTGTCGATTCAGCAGGAGCTACAGTGCAAATCCAAAGGGACTCAATCTCGTTACTTCCGTCCTCTCTCAAGACCCAATCTCCCTTCTGTACACTGTACGTACCCTGATCTCCGGAATCAACTGCTGGATTCGCTGTGTGCATCCAGACCTGAGGTCGCCTTCTCGTTCCAGAGGCACTTTGGTTTCCGTCAGGAAACACCTGCTTTCCTGAATTCATCAACATTTGCCTCACGATTTGCATAGCCCTGTGCTGGTTCCTGTGGGCCTTTGTCATTGCAGTGGCCATCTTTTAAACTCCTAAAATTGGATACTTTAGCTTTTAATTCTTGACCTTCTAATTTAGCGGCACTTAGTAAAGTCTCATAGTGCTCAGTTGGGTCAACCCAATAAGGTTCTCCCATATGTTTCACAATAACTCTTGTATCTATTCTGACAACTTCACCCTGTCTCCGAACTTCCTCAAAAAAGTTTATGTCACTTCTCTTATTAAAGAATCCTTCCCTTCCAGCCAACGGCTCGACGGTGTCTCGAAAATAGGGTCTCTCCATCTTATCAAACACCCTCATATCGACAAGTGTGCAGCCCATCGCTGCAACGTCTACTTCAAAGCTTTTTCCGTTTAAGGGAAGAACAATAGGATGATAACCGTCTGGCCTTAAGACAAAACCTACTTGAGGGTAAGGGGCCTTCCTCTTACAAACAAGACCACTTACAGCAGCAGCATCATTGCTTGCAAGGAGCTCAATGGCCTCAACTGGAAACAGATGATCGTCATCAGCAAAAAAGATATGAGAGCACTGACGCTTCTGAGCTTCGGCAACCAGGGTATTCCTTGCCTTTGCTACCTTGACACCGTTAAGAACCAATAGTACCAAGGGAAAACACCTTGAGGCCCGCAACAAACATGCAATATGATTAGCGTAAACCTCTGGATGAATATAATTACAGGAATGTACGGCCCAACCAATACGTTTAATATTCATAATATCTCCCTAAAAAAGGTGGAAGCTCTTACACTTCCACCTTTCAAACATTGACTTCTTACAGGCACTTGATGAAAACATCCTTCGCTGTAACTGAAGAAGTTGAAGCCGTAGCTACAGCTTCAAGAGCAATGAAATGGCTCGAGTAAACAGGGGCAGTTCCAGCATCACCACTATAACTAAGATAGGTTTGAGCATTTACACAAATTAGCTCACTTCCGATCTCAATATCATTGGTGGTCTGAATAAGAACACGTGCGTCTGGGAAGTACCCAAACACCTGAATCCAACCATAACAATCGCTTCCAGATTCAGCGATAGCCGTCATTGCAATCCCACCAGCAAGCATCAAGTCAGCCGAAAGAGGACTATTCACCGTTTCTAAGAGAGCAGAGCTTCCAACATTGTCCGCATCGTAACAGACGGGCTGCTTTGCGGTAAACGCAGTCGCGTTTCGGTTCTTTACCCAACGGTAAACCCTGCCAATGTTGTCCTTTCGTAGAGTACCAACGCCCTCAATATCTTCTGAGGACAACTCTGTAAGTGCCGTTTCAAACAAAACCTTTTGAGGAACATTCTCAGACATAATAGCAACCTCTCTTTCTTACGACTGTGTCGTTGAGTTATAATCCAAGACACCCTGACGACGTGGCTGAGACCCAATCAGCTGATGAGTGTTAACAATGTAAGCCACCTTCTCAAGCTGATTTGGCGTATCCATCCATGGAGTCATATCAAACCAGTAGTTCGGATCATAAACAAGCTCAATAAAATCAAGATTCAAGAAGAACATCTTATCAGAACCTGACATCTTGTCAGTCCAGGTTAAAGGTGCTCCCTTAAACGTCATCGACTCAAATCCAAGATCAGCAGCAACTTTGTTAAACTGAGTACGAACAATCTGTTGCCTATCTGAAACCTCGTCCTCGTAATACTCATAAAGGTCTTGATCGCAGATGATAAACGTTGGAGGAGCGATGTTAGCAGAAACAGTGTTCCAGAACGTTCGCATGTCAGACGGCAAGTTTACACTTGCTGGAGCCGTTCCGGCAGTTGTGACATTTTGCCACCAACTGTTCGATCGAGCAATGCCACCAAAGGAGTCACTGGAATCATCGTTTGTAGAAGAACCTAAACCTGAAGGAGCGTCAGCAGCTCCACCATAATTCGCATTATATGGAACCGCGGTACTCGTAGGACAAATATCCCACAGCCCGTTCATCTGGTCTGTGTCGTAGTCTGCCCAAAGGAACAGGTCTTGCTCCAAGTCCTGAACAAGTGCCTCTCTGGCAGCTCCAAGTCGAGTCGCTACGTAGTCTTTAATCTTTGAAGGCCCTGAGTTCTGCTGGTCATCAAGCAGAGCCCTGTTAACGTCAACAGCAGTATACGACCATTCCCACATCGCCATAGTCTCAAGCTTCTTAACGCTCTGAGAAAGAGTTGTACCCTTTGAAATGTTCTGCTTACTCTTAGTACCATAACGAATGGTACGGTCGATATATTTACTGCCTACCTGTGGAGTCAAGACCCCAAACTCTCTAAATGCCAACCATAGAACAGTGGCATCAAGAATGTTGTCTATGGCCTCTTCTCGAATTTCATACCATGTTGACAAAAAATCGTCATCAATGGATCGTGATAAAGTTGGAAGTGTCATAGTAATTACCTCACATCACTTAACGTTTTACAGAAAAAATTAAATACGCTTAAACAAAGTCTTCAATCATCCATATTGCACCTCATGAAAAAACTAACGTCCATCGAAACGACGTTGTACGCCCCTCTTCAGGATTTCATTGAACCTAGCCTTGCTACTTCCGGCACTGCGAGCAATGATGTCCTGACCATTGCTTCGGTCGGCCCCATGAGGATGAGACCGGCTCCGAGCAACCATCGTCGTTCTCTCCGACTCAACAGCCGTTGGCTTAGGCACGGCAGATGCCGCTCGTGCCTTTGCTAAGAGATACGCATCTTCGATACCAAGACGTGATTCTGCCATTATCTTTCGAGTCTCGTCATGAAACTCACCATAGTCACTATACGTTTCCTTCATATAGTTTACACCAGTAGCAGCTGCTTGCTGTACAATAGCATCACGAAGCTTCTTTTGATTATCAACAATAACACCAAAGCGATTCTCCGTTTCACTTTTAACTGCAGAAACAGCTTCACTTACAGCTTCCTTTACAACTTCCTCAACGGCATCAGACATGACGTCGGCAAACTCTGCATGAGACAATTCGTCAAGCTTTGACTGCTCATAAGTCGCTTCACTTCTGCTTGATACCCTGCTTCGCAAAGAGCTCTTCGGTTGAGGGTCTTCCTTTTGCCCCATTACCAATTGAACCTGTTCTCCCTTCGCTTTTGCTTCCAGCAACGACTTCACTTGTGGATCGCTGAGCACTTCCTCTCTGGTCTTTTGTTCCTCTTGAAGCTGCGATTGCAGCGCTTCCAACTTTGACCGCAATTCCTGCTCCTTCGGATTTTCCGACGTCAAAGTTTCGCTCTTCCGCTGATCCCTTTGTTCTTCTTCCTTCGGCATTTGTTTTAGCTCCATTATAGTATTGTTCACGGTTTTTTTCTATGCGATAATCTCTCCGCATCTCACGATAGGACTGCTCCAGGGACTTTAGTATCCTTGACATATATCTTCGAGATGGAACGGCTCCAAGTATACTTACCTTTATGTTGCTAAGCTCGCCTTCGCTTGTAATAAGAATCTTCATTTTACGCTCCAATATCCATATTATGTTCTTTCTCAAACTTCTTCATTTCAGCCCGAGTCCGAAAAAACACAGGTTCATTTGCACAATGCTCTATAGTAACTCCTTGTATTGGAAAGATAAGGCCACCAACTTTGTTTGGATTCCTTATGTCTGAAATTGGAAACAACTGCTGCATGGGATAACCACAGCAAGAAGGCCCATCAGCTCCCGAATTACACAACACGTTGTGCTTCACTCGATGACACTTAGGGCACTTATAATCATATAAGGGCATTACTTTTCTCCTGTAGAGGCAGAAGCAAGACGCTTTTCGTCACTCGGCCTTGCCATACCAACGCCGCCTTGACTGCTGGCGTTCATAGGAAGATTCATCCTTCTATTACCCTGTGGAGGTTTCGGTTGCAAAAAGAACCCTTGAAACGCTGGGTCATTGGATGCATCAACAACGTATTTCTCAAGAGCCTGCAAGTTGGCGTTTGGATATTGAGACAAAGCAACCAGCATCTGTAGGGCTTCCATCTTTCGTTGAGCAGACGACATTACATTCCTGTTAAGCAAATCCGTCTGATAACTGTATCGTCCACTCAACTGAGCACCAGTAAACCTTTGCCATTCGTTCCCAACGAGAATATCACGAGGACGGCTCCAGAAACGAAAGGTTAAGAGGAGACAGTTCCGAATAGCACCACTGTACAGCTCCCGAGCTACGTCTTCCTTCCTTACCTGTCGCGTCTCAGAACCTCTTTGGACTGCCATCGTCTCTGTTGCTGTTCGTCGGGATGATGCGTCGAATTCCCCAGCCTGATTGCTGCTATTCCCCATAACCTCTCTAACGTGCCTTCGTAGGTACATGGCCTCTTGGTGTATATCAATATTCGTAGTCTTCGGAAAAGGCTTGAAAACATCCTCAAGCCTCTTACCAGCCATCTTTTTAACCTTCGCACAAGCACCAACGTCACCACTTCGGATTTTCTCGAGCTCTATGTTAGACATAGCACCTTCAAGCATAAGGAACTTTACGACGTTCAAACGCCTTTGCTTCGCTGCCTGAAGTGCCAAGTCAAAAAGCTCACTTTGAGACGGTGCTAAGTAGTACGCCAGTGGGGTCGACCAAAACGAATAAGTGTGCTTAACAAAAGAGGATGTAACAACTGGATACCCACCAATTGCCGCCATCAAGGCACTTGGTGTATCTCGCAGTTTCTTGTCAAAGTCAAAACACACAACTATTATCTTACCAGTTCTCTTATCATGAATCTCCCAAGCCTCAGTAAATACAGGAACCTTCGAACGCCTAAAGGACGATGTCGTTCTATACTGAACCCTGTGCTTCTTATTCCTCGTTCGATAGGATTCAATAAAGTCGGCCTTTGATAAGTTTGGTGTAAGCCGAGATGTATTTTTATACTTTGGATCGGACTTAAAGAACTCAGTCTCTCGGATAATACGAAAGGCTATCCATGGAGCCGTTTCAACATCGTCGGTCGTTCCCCAAGGAACAAGGAAGTCATGCGGAAGCACTACCTGCGTCCAAGGATAACCAGGCTTGATTTTATTAAACTCCGTCCGCCAACCCTTCTTGTCAAACTGCGTCAGCGTCATACCCCAAGGCTCTTTGCCTGTTCCTAAATCGTAGTAAGGACTCCATCCAAATTCACTGTCGTACCCAACCTTTATAATTGCTTTGCTGTATAAAAAACTGTTCAAGCAGGCAGCCTCTACGTGAGACTTTAAGTCCAGGTATTCTTTTCTCGCAAGTCGGTTTGCCAACGCTTGAACAGTTGGAGCCGTTGCAACACTCTTTGGATCGTCAGGCAGAATACTAAATTCAGGATGGGGGACGGTCAAGGATGAAATCAAAGTATCCCCTTCGCTGAAGATGACATTTGGCCCCAAGGCCGTTTGACTTCGAGCATCATTAAAGTAGGACGACTCAAGCTCATCCCAGTAGTCTTCCTTCGCAAAGCGCCTTCTGTATTCCAGTGCTTCGGTAAGCTCATCCTGCCACTCTGTCGCAGTTAACTCTTTCATATAACTATTTCCATTATGTAAGCAGTTAAGCCCGAATAAGGTCAAAATATCTATTAGGATGTCGGTGCTTCATGACACCTACGTCAAAAGGAAAACGGTTCAAGCTCTCCCGCTTTGCCTCAATAGCGTCTATGATTAAGGCCGCAGAGCAATTGTCATACGTACGTTTGTACGTAACTTCAGGAGTCTCCATGAGGTCAACCCAGCAACTCAACTGCATGGATAAGGCATCTGCTACGTCATCATGCTTGGCCCTTGGAAAGGCCAAAAGTTCAGACTCCAACTCGACCATGTATGAGCGTAGGAATATCTTGTTTGCTGCAAAGTAAGGTTGTAGGCCTTTTATACGATCCTTTTTTGACGCCTTCAAACCAGTGACACTTTCAACGTCAAAGAAAATATTACGTTTCTGCTGCTCCTGCAGGATCCAATGGGAAAGCGTTCGTTGATAGGCAATACCCTCAACAAGAACACGTAAAGGCTTAAAAGCATTATACTGGTCAAAAAGCAACTTGATAAAGGCACTTGGGTCAGCTCTCACACGGTCGTATTGCATTACATAGATAAGCCCATCTCGTGGACGAACGCCAGTTGTTAGTATAACTCCATAGTCAGGGTCAGACGAGCTATCTCCATCGGAGCAAGCAGGGTCTACTGACATGAAGTAACTGAGGCCATCTGGATTCGTCCGAAAGTACGTAATCCATTATTTACGAAACAGTTGGTTCTCAGGGTTGACAGGAAGGTTCAAGTACAGTGCCGACGCCATATAAGGCCCGACGGCCTCGAACAGTTGATCAATCACTTCCTTCGTAAACTTCTTCGTTCCATCATCTGTCTTCTCCCACGTGGGATTCCCATTTGGGTCTGGTTCACCCTTGTCATTCTCCAAGCAGGCCCTTGTAATCGTCTTATATCCCTTCTCATGCTCGTCTATCCATGCAAGCAAATCGGCCTCCGTCCAACGGGTTCCTACAACTAAAACCTGAGACTCAGCAGGTTCTATCAACAATGGTGGAACCAGCCTATGAAAGCCTATACACTTCTCTATGTCCTCCTTCGTAGGCTGCATAAGTGCCCCAGTCATATTGTCATAGTCAGGAGCTACTGTATCATCCTCAATTACAAGGTCAAAATGCCGCGACGTTATGCTGGTAGATGTTCCTGCAGCCTCAAAGGTCGATTCCGGAAAAGTTCCAGTTCTATTAACGCACAAGGAATCCTTCGTCCACGTACTTTTCGCCGTTGGCAGTAGCTCAGGATAACATACCTGAAACAAAGTGTTCTTCTCAAAAATCTGCTTAATAGCTCCAAGCTTAGCAACTGCGTTGCTGTAAGTATTCTGGACAAGCAAAACTCTTATCTCAGGATTGTTAATGGCTCTCCAAATTGGATAACTAATAGACGCAATCGTTGTCTTATACCAGTCACGAGGAAGAACAACCTTGATTTTTACGTTTTCTTTGAAGTTCTCAAGCTCTTTACAAATTGGACGGTGCACGTGCTTCGTCAGCTTGTTAAAGCCAAGAATTCCTCTTGCAAAGAAGAAAAGAGACTTTCTTCCCTTTTCTGCAAGCTGCTTTATCAACTTTGGGTCTAACTCTTCACTCATTAAGCACCAGAAGCATATATGGTAAGGGCACTGGTAAGTGCAGTGTTCGCGTCGTGTGCATGGATTAGTATCTTAGCGTAACCAAGCAAGTCAACACGCAAGTGTGCTGCGTAACCAGTACCTGGAACAACCGCTTGGACAGTTGCACCCCAAAGGTTGTTGGTAATTGTAAGCTCATCCCACAAGTAAATACCATCACCGTCAAGCCGCTGAGCACCACCAACCGGTGTAACCGTACAAATACGAAACAGGTTGTCACAGTCCTCAGCCGTTCCGTCATCCGGCCCACGTGCAGCGTATAAGTCAAACTCTCCAGTCCCATCATTCGCTGCAAACCCACCCATTAGTTCTAAGTGATTTATACCATAAGGCACAACCCACTTCAGTACACCAGTCGCAGCAGCCGAAGACACAAGAGGAGTACTATAGAGTCTTCCAGTAGCGTCTAAGGGGTCTCCATCCTCTGCGTCATCAGCAATAGTCCCTAAAAGAATCCAAGGAATTTGCAATGACTCAAGCGTTACCCGACTGCTTGTCCTTCTATTAGCCATGTTAAAGAGTCCTTATCTAAACCTGTTTCGTAACCTTGTCTTATATCGAGACCTATCAACTTCTGACAGAGTCTCAGTCCCAAACCAATTATTGAAAAGCAAACTTACTTCCTCTGGAGTAAGTGCCCTGTTCCAAAGGGATAAGCAGTCAATCTTACCAGTAAAGGTATAAGCTCCATTCGCAGAACCAATAAAAAGAGACACTATTGTATTTATCTCAGCACAGGACTTTGTACTGACGAGCCGACCATTTATGTAAAGAGAGAAGCTGGAACCTCTATACACAAGGGCAATTAAGTTCCATCTCGTCTGATGAAGCTCGCCTGCAGTTCCTGAGTAAATTGTCAAACCATCAACCGACACAAGGCACTTTCGAGAGTTCCAGGCATTGCCATCAGTCGACTCCTGTGTGGTTATTTGAACCTGAGGATCAGAGTCGTCACGAGCGTGAAACAACGCTTGCAAGGTTGTATCTGTGCCATCGCTACCTTCATACTTCATCGCAAAGGCGATAGTCGATGGATTTAGGTCAAGCGAAAGTGAATCAGCTTTAAGGTAATCGTCAATTCCGTCCAAAGCAACAGCACCGTTAAGGAGGCCTGTTGAAATATAGTCCAAACCTTCACAGTTGATAACCTTCAAGTTAGTGCCACCAACTGAGTCCACAATAATGTTGGAATCTACCTGGTTATAGATTGCTTGTATCTCAGCATTGGAAAGGACTCGTGAGAAAAGCATAACGGAGTCAAGCGAGCCATTCCACTTAGAGTTGCTGTTCTGCTCACGCCCAATCTGAAAGTTTTGACTACTATCCAATATCTGCGTCGCGGCGTTGCTACCACCACCGACACTGGAGCCATTGATATAAAATGCTGCTGTTCCTGAATCGAAGGTCATTACTAAGTGCTGCCAAGAACCAAGTGCAAAACAGTTTACGTCTGACTGAATCTGAGCATTGGAACCACCATCACCCTTGCCATAAATAATTACAATACTGTAATCTCCTTGCGTTTCAGCAACCAGTGTAAATCCCACACGCCCACTTCCCCAACTGAAGTTCCCCAAAACTCCCATAATTCCATCAGTGAGACTGGTCTTAAACCAAACAGAGACACTTAGCTTTGTAAGGTCTCCACTTAAAATAGGACTTCCAGCAGTTGCGTAGTCATTCGTACCATCAAATTGCAAACACCGACCGACCTTCCCAATGGCAGAGTCACTTGCTGTAGTTCCATGCTGCCAAACCGCATTGTAGTTACCACCTAAGTCCGTAACAACACTGTCTCCAGCATTGTCATCCAAAGACCAATGAGCAAGAAGGCCAGCAGTACTCCAACCTGGAGCTTCATTAAGCAGCCAATGTCCTATACAGCCGTTAGTTAAGCTCATTTGTGGTCCTCCAGGCTCTTGTCTTCATAAGTGCCATAACCTCTTTATGGGTCATAGAACGTAGGCTTCCTATAAAGGGAGGCTTGTAACCAACTGGGAACTTCAAGACAACCTGCGTCCTTTGTCGGTTGTACCGTAAGGTGTCAAGCGACGTTTGTAAGACGCTACGAAACCGAACGTTAGACAGCCTTGATGTAGGAAAAATTACATATCTTCTGTCGTCAAACATATGAAACCGTTCGCGGGGCCGGAGGGATAGGAATGCTCGTCAAGCCCATTACCCAGCATCCAAGCGTTGGTTTGTCCTATCGTACGACGGAAAAAGCCGAACCGGACGAACAGCGCCTCCTGTGCCCCGTACACTGCACTGTAGCAATCCGATTCGGCTGCGATTTTCAACAGCCGTGCGACTGGCGTCACACGAGCTGCTGTTCAGAATAGGAGATCTCAAAACGTCAATCACTGTCGAGCTCCAGGCTGGCCTTAAGGTTGGCGAGGCTCTCTGCGTCAAGCGTCATTACCACACTGCGGTTCTCGTTGTGATGCTTCAGCAACCGTGCGTTGCCACCTCGGTCGAGCAGACTTTCGGCGCTTCGCAACCCGACACTCGGGTCTGGACTTTTAAGCAGGTCGACCAACACGTTGGCCGCAGCCACCTGGTTTTTCTGTATAATGTCTTTGGCCGTTTGATGCTGGTCTGCAATCAAGTGGCGATTCATCTGCTCTTCGTAGATCGTCCGGCGTCGGTCAAACTCATGCTGGAAGTTGGGCGAGTTCCGTATGTTCTGTATCTGTGTAACTGTCAAACCGACGATCCGTGAAATCTGCGTCGGTGTGAGTCCTTCGACGAACAGGTCAACAATCCTAAGATGCCTGGGCATCAGCTTTTTCAATACTTTACTTGCCATAACATTCTATCGCGTCTTTCGCAGGTTTTCTTATGTTCTGGACAAGGCGTGTCCACTTTACGTCAATTTTTTATATTTTTGGAGTAAGGCACTGTATACCATAAATGCGGGGCGGGCGGGGGGTTGACGCTGTAAAAAGCCCAGGACGTCCAATTTGCAGCGTGGGGTATGCAGGCAGGAGAAGAACGTACGGCGTTGGGTTTGTTAACAACACAACAAACAAACGCGAAAGTTTTTGAAAATAAAATAAAAAAAAAGCTTGACAAACGCCGACGTGTGTGTTACGTTGTACGTTGTCTATATGGTGACACGTAGGTGAGTAACCGGACAAGGAATCTTTGAAAAGTAAACAGACCTATAGAGTGGCAAATCGTTTGTCGCCGGGTGTTATAGTGACCTCTATTTAGGAGATCAAAAAATGGGTAAAACGGAAATCAACAACAAGGGCGGGCTTCATCACGTGTGGGACGTCGACTACAAGACAATGACACACCATGATAGCCGGTTTGACAACCTGCACACAATGGAGCGGACGGCGAAAAATGGCCGGACGTATTTGGTCGCAACGGCGGAGAACACACTGGCGGACATTGAAGCCGCCATCGACGCCAACACGCGACTTGTGGCCGTAGTGGCGGGCATTAACAAGATGTCGGCCAACAGTGTCATCAATGAGACTAAAAAGGACAAAGAACGTCGGAAGTTCCAGGCGTTTGAATGGGTACTGCGGGACGACGACGGCAACGTAATCGACGAGACGGCTGAGGAAAAGCAAGTACGTCTTGGTCGACACATGGGACTGTTGTAGGACGTCGGACGGCGTACGCCGGGCGTGTGTCCGGCGTACGCCTTTTTTACAACCTGCAAAAAGGACATACTACATATGCAAAGCTCGGAAAGAAGTAACTACTTACATTATGTAATTAGTTACCGGTTTGGTAACTACTTACATTATGCAAGTAGTCACCCCAACGGCTGCCGGACGGTAGTTAACTGGTTACATGTGCCACACCAACGCGTGATTAACGTCAATCCGAGCACATCGTACCCTACCCCCCCCCTTCCGGCGGGAAAGAAGGATAAGTGGATATGTATAATAGATATATATATATATATATAATATATAGAATATAAAACTGCGAGCATCTCTCGCTGGGGAACCCCCCCCCCTACGATGTGCGTAGATTGACGTTAATAGGTGATTGGTTTTGGACATGCAAATGGTTAGGACGGACGTAGGACGTAGGACGGACGTAGGACGTAGGGCGGACGTCCTACGTCTGCCGTCCAACGTACGACGTACGCCGTCCTACAACCCACGAGCACCGCCCACGTCCGCCGTAGGACGTAGGACGTAGGACGTAGGACGTCTGGCGTAGGACGTAGGACGTAGGACGTCTGGCGTAGGCCATACAAGGCACATAGCTGTGAAATTCCAAAAGACGGACGTAGGACGTACGACGTAGGACGTCCGCCACAAAGCCAAAGACTGGCAGGAAGGAAGTATATTATGTTTGGTACAAAACTAAACACAAAGCAAGGTGAGGCATTGCACTTCGTCCTTTGGGCCTATGCAAGGTCTAATCCCGAAGGTGTAATAATCGACAAGAACTGCATCATGGCATCCGACGGTGTGTCACTGCATCGGGCGAAGGTCGACCATGACTGGCCGGTTGGACGGTACGACGTGATGGATTTCAATGAAAACATATCCCGAATGGTTTCTAAGGACGTCCCAAAGGACGCAGTCTCGCAGTACGACGGGTACTTCCCAAAGACCATAAAACGTTACTTCCTAACCGCTCATAGGTTAGACCGGCACAGCGTCGTGTACACTCTCGCCCAACAGCACATTCTC